TGGCGACCCATTTGGAGTCCCATTTGACGACCCATTTGGAGTCCCATTTGGCGACCCATTTTAGCTCCCATTTTACGAGTAAGACCCATTGTGCGACCCATTGTGCGGGCACGTCTCATTGTGCGACTGCGTCTACGTGAACTTGCCATTATATACATTATAAAGAAAAAAATTATAAACGATGGTTAATTATTTTTTCTAAATAAATAATTTAATCCGCCCAAACATTACTTGTTGAATTCCACCACATTTTATCCCCTTTTTTAATATCATAAATCGCTCTAAATATTCTGGATCTTGACAATGGGACATTGCAACGATATTTATCTAAAGGATGTGGATTCGTTTTTAATTGTGCTAAAATTGCCTTCTTAGATATTTTCTGTCTTGATTGTATAGCAAAATATACGAAAAAAGATGTAAATGATAATGATTGTACCGGTAAAATATCCTGATTTTTCAATTGAAAATCTCTTAAATATTCTTGACATATTGCAAACCCACTTATGTCTGCTAAATTTTCACCTATAGTTGGCCATGCGTCAAGTTTAATTCCATCATAACTAGCAAACAATTCATATTGTTTTACAATATTTTCCTGAATCTTTTCAAATTGTTTTTTATCTTTTTCAGTCCACCAGTTTTCTAATTGACCATATTTGTTATATTTACTTCCAAAATCGTCTAAAGCATGCGACATTTCATGAGCTATAGTAAATCCAATATGAGCTAAATTGTATTCAATTCCTCGTTCATCTAAATCAACAAATGGTTTTTGAATATATCCTAAAGGAATATAAATCGTATTTTCAGTAGGAGTATACATTGCATTTACTAAGTAAGCCTGTGTACTAATAAATTTTGGAGGTATATCAGCCCAATCCATTACAGGTATATCAATTACTGGTTTACCAACTAATTCTATTGCTTGTTTGTGTCTCCAATTTGCGATTTTAACTAAATTACTCCAAGGATCAAGTGGTTCATAATCTAATAAAGGATCTTCCCTCAAAATAGGTGGAGAACCGACAATCAATTTAATGTTTTCTAATTTATCTATAGCTATTTCTTTTGTTTTTGGTTCCATCCAATTACATCTACTAACAATTCTCTTGAATACAACTTTTAAATCTTCAGACATTGATTTTACATAATCAACTGCTTGTTGATTTTTATAATATGAAATATATTGATTAGTTAAAAATGTATTAAATGCAAATCCCATTGGGAAGATTGGTCTAATATACATATAAATATCTTTTTTTTGGCCTCTCAAAAAATAACCTTCAAATTCGTAGAATGCATCCCATCCATCTTCATTTGATCTAAGCATTTGTCTTATGTAAATGTAAATCCAATATGTTCTCCATTTTGGTGTATTCCATTTTTCTTTCAATAATTTTGTTCCACATAATAAATAATTTACGTTTGAAGTGACAAAATCATCCGGAATTTTTGTAAACCCTAATTCTTTACAAAATTCTTCCCAATTAAAACCAAACAATTCCAAAGCTTCTTTTTTTGTAATTAAATTATAACCATCCGGATCTTGATGTTCACTTTTAATTAAATCACAAGCCATTGCATTTAACATTTCAAATTCACAATCAAAAATATCTTTAACATTGAATCCATGATTCTCACCAAAAGCCACTGTAAATATTCTATTTAAATATTCAAAAAAAACCTTTCTATATTTATTTTTATATTTTTTATCTTCTTCGTTGTCGTCTGGGTCATCAAAATATAAATCTATGTCCATCAATGATACTTGAGGTGGTTCTAGATAACATTTATATATTTTTGGGTTTTTATCATCAGGATTTATAGACCATACAAACGGTGCGCCCCGAGACATAAGTTCATTCTTATTTGGTTGTGCTAATGTATACCATAAATTATCAGGGTTGGAAAGCTGCTCATCAACATGTTTAACAACTACTTGTGCTAAACATCTAGTCTGCTCATTTGTATTAAAAATTTTAAATGATTCATATGCGGTTTTAATACATTTGCCTAATTTTGTATTTTTAGTATCATCATTACTAATATAATTTTCAATAATTTGTATCAACTCTCTATAAACATTGTCTTGAACTAATCGAAAGTTGTCTATTTGACTAAGATATTCCTGATAAGCCTCTATATCTAAATCCTTTAACCATCTTTCATTAATATACGAGTAATAGTCATTTTGTGGTATGATATTTGATGGACTAACAGCTTTTTTAAGTTCTTTAACTACTGCTTTTTCTAAATTGTAAGTTGCAGATAAGATATTTACATTATTTTTTTTAAATACTTCATCTATTTTATGTTCAAATGATGTATATATATTTGCGGATTTTTTACATATAAGTTCTCTCTGTTTATTAGATAATTCATTCATATTTTGAATTATTGTTTCTTGTCTTTTTTTTGTTTTATTTTTAATATTATTTATTTTTTTTAATGTTTTATTCATATACAATATTATAATATATTATTTACAAAAACTTATCTTCTATTTTATTTAATAAATCATTGTCATATACTAGATTGCCTGATGGTTTATATGACTTAATTGGTGTATATTCCTTTTTTTGTGGTTTACTTATTTGATTATCGTTTTGTTTTAATAAGTAATCATTTGGATCTGTTGAGCCATTTGTTATTATTTTTTGACCATCTTCATCCTCTTCTTCCTCTATTCTTTGTCCGTATTCATTAATTTTAATGCCTGTTTTCTTTTTAATTTCTGTTCTTACATAGGAAGGAATCCAATGCATCCATGATATAAATAGTAAATTTGGATGAATATAACGTACGTTGAACCCACTTGTTTTCAATTTATCCATTAAATACGCAATACATGCCCCTTGATCATATTTGGGGACACCTAAAATTGTTTCAGGAACAAGAAACCAACAAAATTGTTCGTGTACTTTTTGTCTAGATACTGTTCGTATTCTTACATGCACACGGTTTAGTATTTTATTGAATAATGCTAACTTATTCAAATCTTGTTGTCTCTTTTTTTCATACAGTTCATCAATATTTATTTTTTCCGAAAAATCTTCAATATTATCGATTGTAAATATACTTGACATTTTTTTAATGTTATATAATATTAAAAAATATAAAATTTACTCAATAAAATAAAGTTACTGAAAAATACTTATCACTATATCTTCTTTTTCTTGATTCGTGTAATCCTTATAATCACTTATAAATTCTCTCAAAATTAGTTTTGCAGAGTCATTTGAATTTAAATCTGTTACATCGCTGTAATCTCGTTTTAATATTGCTTCGACTAATTTTACAATAGCACGCTTAAATTTAAATAATATTCGTTCGCATTCTTCCATCGTCAAATTAGAATATTCTTGTTCCATTATCGGTTCCCTCCTATTTATCATTCCTCTGTACTTTAAATATTTTGCATAATAAAATAATTTTTCTGCCAACATATCATCTAATGTTGGTGTAATAAATAAAGCAGTTGTTTGGAATTCATCTAAATAGAATGGTGAATAAGACAGATTGTCGAAAAATTTTCTTATGTCTTCATTAATGTCTCCAAATCCAATATCTGATAATGCCTTAAATAATTTATTATCATTATATAAAATCTTTGTAATGTCTTTATTCGTATTCTTTGGATTAGTTGGTAAACTAACAAACACATTTATTTCCTCAGGAATCATCCATTTTATTAAATAAGCGATATGTTCGGATAAATTTTCCATTTTCTCTAAATCATAAACAATCCCTTGAAGTCTATTTGGTATAATTAATATATCAGTATCTTCGCTAAAATATTTTCCAATATCGGCAATATCTACTAAACTTAATTGGAGAGCGCGTCCACCTTTAAATATGAATAAATAATCTTGCTTAGTCTCGTATAACTTATATAAAATCATACCATAAAATAAAGTTATGAAACAATTTAATATATTGACATTTACTAATGTCTTTGCGGTTTCTCTAAACCCCAAACTGTATTTTGTTAAATAACCTGGAATAATGGTTTCTAATAAATCACAAATTTTAATCCGCTTCTGTATATCACTAGTATATCTATCAATTTCATAAATACTCATAAATTTCTCTCTAATTTGTAATAATTCTTCTCCATTTTGAAAAATTGGTTTCCAAAATTCAGGAACTACTGTTCTATCGTACCCAATAGTATTATCTTGAGGTAAAGGGGATGGTAATATAAGTTTTATAAGTTTTTCTTCAGTTATCGAATCTGTTTTTAAAACAGGTTCTTCAACAACTATTTCTTGTATAACGGGCTCTTGTATAACAGGCTCATGTATAACGGGGTCATGAGATGTGATTTGCTGCTCATTTGGTATTAATTCAGCTAATCTTATTTTTGTTTCTTCGTCTAAACCATCTTCTATAACATGAAATGGATTTGACTTATTCAATAACATTTTAATATTATTTACTCGATTTTTTTTAACTTCATGTTTAAAGGGTGATTCTTTAAATCTGCTACTTAGATTATTAAAATTTCCACCATTTAAATAGTATACATTCAATATTCTAATTATATCTTCATCTGATAGAACACCTGTTAAGTTATCAAATATCACAGTTATAGGTGATACGAAATCATAAATAGCTACAGGTCTTTTCGCTAAACTATATGTCTCTTTATCAACTGGTTTTCCTTCAATTGTTATTGGAATTAGTGTATTAATTAACTTATTTTTTTCAAACGTGTTAATGATGGAATTTACTGCTTGTTTGATATTTCTTTTATTGCTTATTTGAATAACAAAATTATTAAATGCACGTCTAAATATATTCTTTTGTTTATATTCCTCTGATATATCACCACCACCACGTTTATATTGCCTTCCGTATTTACTTTTCCTAGTTAATCTTATTTTCTTATTTTTTTGTGTACAATTGATAACTCTTGTACCGTTGATAACATTTTTTCTTTTTGTCAAATGTTTTTTTATTTTACGTTTTGTCATAATATATAATGATAAACTAAATTTATAAACATTTAAAAAATTAAAATATATATTTGTAATGACAATAAAACATTTGGTTATCTCGGGAGGAGGACCGATTATGATTCAAATAATGTCAGCAATTCAAGAGTTAGAGAGAAAAGAATTTTTAAACATGCAAAATATAGAATCTATTTATGGAACATCTGCTGGTGCTATCATAGGAATAATGATTTCATTGAAATTTGATTGGGAAACCTTAAACGATTATATAATTAAACGCCCTTGGCAAGACGTTTTCCCCATTAAAGTACAGAATATTTTAGATGCTTACACTAAAAAAGGAATATTTGACATAAAAACAGTTGAAAAATGCTTTAAACCGCTATTTGATGCAAAAGATATTTCACTCGATATAACTATGGAAGATTTTTATGAATTAACTAAAATAGAATTACATATATTTTCTTTTGAGGTGAATGAATATAAAGTTGTAGATATTTCATACAAATCATATCCAAAGCTTAAAGTTTTAGAAGCGATTCTGATGACGTGTGCTTTACCTGTATTAATTACTCCCGTTTGTATAGACGATAAATGCTTTATGGATGGCGGGGTTGGTTGCAACTATCCCTTAAGTTTTTGTATAAATGCAGGGAAAGAACCTGACGAAATTCTTGGTTTCAAAAATAAATATTCGGATGAAAAATCAAATATAAATAGTGAATCTACGTTATTAGATTATATTTTAAGTTTCTTATTTAAAGCAATCTTTAATGTTCATAATAATTATGTTCAACCAATTATTAAAAACGAAGTTATTTGTGACACGAGCTATTTAACATTTGAACATTTTAAATCCACATTAAGCAATATTGAAGTTCGTCGTGAATTATTTGAAAAAGGCAAACAA